AACCTCTAGCATACAACGAGCGACATGAGCAATGGCTGGAATAGCGACAGAGTTACCAAACTGTTGATAGGCTCGAGTATTGGAAACAGGCATTTTAAACTGATTACTAAACCCCATCAAGCGGGCACACTCTCTTGGAGTGAGGCGACGAGGATTTCGGTTTTGTCCTTGGTTAATTAGAATTTCTGAACCATCTTTATGATACCGAGCAGACAGTGTACGGGTGGTAGTGCTTTCAGGGGTGACTAGCCCAAAACCAAATCCATTGCCCTTGGCTTTGTGTTTAGCGGCATAGTCTTGAAGGTAACGCCATAGCTTATCGGTAAGGGTAAATTTATCCGGCACTTTGTGATGTGTGTGATCAAAAAAACGCTCTTCATCATGAGGAAGATAGGGTTCTGAACCATCTGTCTTATGAAGTATGGTCGCAAGTGGAAAGCGGTTTTTAGGAGGGATGCGTGCTTCCTGCCAATCAAAAGGCACATTGTCTTGAATCTTAAAGCCAACAATCAAAATCCGCTCTCGGTGCTGAGGAAGGAAGTGTGCCGCATCAATGACTTTGAAATGAATGTCATAGCCCAGTTCAACCAATGAGCGTTTAATCACCTCAAAAGTTTTGCCTTTATCATGAGAGGTGAGGTTTTTGACATTTTCCAACAAGAAGGCTGTGGGTTGTTTTGCTTTAATAATGCGACAGACATCAAAAAAAAGTGTGCCTTGGGTTTCGCAAGCAAAGCCATGTTGTTTGCCTAAAGACTGTTTTTTAGAAACTCCAGCAATAGAGAATGGTTGACATGGGAAGCCTGCCAATAGAATGTCATGATCTGGAATATCATGCTCATTAATCTGGGTAATGTCTCCTGCGATTTCATGATCATCGTGGAAGTTTGCACGGTAAGTTTGCTGGGCGTATTTGTTCCATTCGCTTGTGAAGACACACTGTCCCCCTAAAGGTTCAAAGGCTTGTCGAATCCCACCAATGCCAGCGAATAGATCAATAAATGTAAACATTGTTCTCTCATTTTTTTTAATTTTTTTTTATTTTATCAGAAAGTATCTCACAGCATAGTGGTTTATTTTTGGCGAGCAAATGTCATGTTTTGGGCGGTGCGGGTTTATGGGATATTGAAGTTATTAAACTAAATTACATTTTTTAATATTTAATAAACTTAGGATAAAGTCAAATATTTTTAATTAAATATTCAAAAAACCTCCCACAGGACTTTTTAAAGTCTTACCTCTATACTGTCCTCAACTTATAACAAGAGGACAAAACAATGCCTGTAACTTATCTGCATGGCGTGCGAGTAGTGGAATCTAACGATGGCACACGCCCTATTTCAACGGCTGCTAGTGCTGTCATTGGTGTGGTGGGTACTGCACCTCAAGCGGATGCGACTGCCTTTCCGCTAAACACTCCGACTTTAATCGCAGGATCTCGTAAAGAGGCAGCAAAACTGGGGGCAACGGGCACCTTACCTCAGGCAATGGATGCTATCTTGGATCAAGGCGGAGCCGTTGTAGTGGTGATCCGTGTAGCAGAAAGCGCGGTGAGTGCAACGCAAACAGCTAATGTAATTGGTGGAGTTGATGCTGTAACAGGTGATTACACAGGGTTGCAAGCTTTATTGGCGGCTCAATCCGTAGTGGGCTTTCAGCCTCGTATTTTGGTTGCCCCTGGATTTTCTAACCAGCTGGCAATTGCTACAGAAATGGTATCACTTGCTAATAAGCTTCGGGCATTTTGTTATTTAGATGGGCCTAACACAAATGATGCAGACGCACAAAATTATGTAGCCAGCATTGGTTCTAAACGGGCAATGGTAATTGACCCATGGGTGAAAGCATTTGATACTTTATCAGCCTCTGAAGTGGTTCGCCCTAGCTCTGCTGTGGTGGCGGGTTTGCGTGCAAAAACAGATACTGAGAAAGGTTTTTGGTGGTCCATGTCTAATCAAAATATTTTAGGTATAACAGGCACTGTTCGAGCCATTGATTTTAAAATGGGGGATATAACCAGTCGTGCTAATTTGCTTAATAAAAATCATGTGACCACTATTATCCGAGAAAACGGGTTTAGAATGTGGGGCAGTCGTACAACAGATAAGCAAGATGCGAAATGGGCGTTTGAGCCAGTTGTGCGAACAGGTGATTTGATTGCTGATTCGATTCAGGAAGGATTGGCTTGGGCTGTGGATCGTCCCATTAATGCTAAATTCTTGGAAGATGTGGCAACCAGTGTGAATAACTATATTCGCCATCTGGTCAAAATGGGCGCATTGATCGGTGGGGAGTGCTGGGTTGACCCTGATTTAAATTCTCCTGATCAGCTTTCTCAAGGCAAGGCTTATTTTAAATATGATTTTACCGCCCCAGCACCCGCTGAGCATATTGAAATTACCAGTGTTAATGTCAGCGACTATTATGCCGCTATCTTACCCAAATAAAGGAGATTGAATAATGGCAGATTATGCACAAGCTTATACAGGGCTTTCAATAACCGTCAATGGGTTTGGATTTTTAGGTTCTTTAACCAACTTTGAACCCCCTGAGATAAAAGAGCATACAGAAGAGTATCGTGGGGGAAATGCTGCTCCTGTCAAAATGATGGTTGGCTATGATTGCGTGCTATTGTGGGGCGGGATGTGGTTTTTACCGTGCGTGCGACAGCAGACGAAAAGGGGCAAAAAATCCAGACGAAATGGGATGTGTATGGTCGCATCTACTCTGTAGAGTCGGGTGCTGTTGAGTCTGGAAAAATCGTGGAGAAAACCTACACGGTGAGCGTAGTTAAGTTTTTAAAATCCATTGATGGCAAACCTGCCGAGGCCTTTGATATTGAAGTGGGTGAGCTGAAATTTGGCACTACGAATGTTCTTTCAAAAGTAAAAAAACAGATAGGATTGTAATTATATGAAATCGTACACTCTTTTAAAAGACTGCTTTTTAGGTAAAAAAGGCAGTACTGTGAAGCTTAATGATCGCCAAGCCAGCAACCTGTTGGCAGGTGAATTTATTGGACAAACCGCATCTAATACAAAAGGAGCGAAGAAATGAGTCAAGTCATTGAGTTGACCTATCCTATTTTAGACGCAGAAGAAGAGATTAAGTCTTTAAACCTTCGTCGTCCAACTGTGCGGGATATTTTGGTGATGGATGCGGTAGTGGGCAATATTCAAAAAAGTGTCCGCATGATCGCACAACTGTCAGACTTGCCTGTTGAGGTAATTGAGACGATGGATGCTCATGATTTTGCCAAAGTATCTGAAGTGGTGAGTGATTTTTTGGAATAAGCTCTCAAAGTCTGCTCAGGCTAATGGCAGATTTGGCAAAAGTTTATCATTGGCCACTTAGCGAGTTAAAAGCGATGACACTTGATGAGGTATTGGCGTTTCACCAGCTTATTTCTTAGTTTTTTTAGATTCTTCGTATTCTTTTGCGGTGGCTCTTAAATCACTCCAAGCCTCTGAAATAGGGACAACCAAGAATAGGTGCAGACCAATTAAAAGCATCCAAAAAGCAGGTACAATCACGAGCCACCCGAGCAAAATAAGGTTGAACGAGGAGGCGTTATACAGAATGAATAGTCCTAAACAACCCGCCAAAAAGGTTGGGGTTTTGTAAAATTTCATGATGCTTATGAGTGTCTTCATAGAGTCCATTATATATGTCTAAACAAAGTATTTCAATTGCAATCCAAGGAATTGACCGCTTTAGCGCACCTGCTAAGAAAGTGGCCGCCAGTTCAGAAAAAATGGTGGAGATGCTAACTAAAGGCACACAAGAAATCCAAACGCTCTCTAAACAGTCGTCCTCTATTAAAAATTTTCAAAAGCTAGAATCTCAGCTGGGAAAAACCGCACAGAAACTTGATGATGCACGCAAAAAAACAAAAACCCTAGCTGCCGAAATTGCGCAAACGGATAAGCCTAGCAAAAGACTGCTGGCGGATTTTGAAGCAGCTCAAAAAACTTCTGCTAAACTCAGCAATCAACATAAAAAGCAACGTACACAATTACAGGAACTTAAAACGGCTTTAAAAGAGGCTGGTATTGAGGGACGAAATTTTGCTCAAGTTCAAGAGCGAATTGGGCAACAGATGCAAGCTACCAATGAGCGGTTGCAAAAAGCAGCAGAATTAGATGCAAAATTAGGAGCCGTTCAAAAACGCTATGAAAAGCGGTTGCAAGCAGCTGGCAATCTTTCTCTAGTGGGATACGGCCTTCAGTCGGTTGGAAGAGGGATTACTCAAACACTAAGCGCACCTGTCAATCAGATGCGACAGGTTGAAAAGTCTAAAGGTGAATTACGCTCTTTAGGGATTCAGGATACGCAGTCTATCGTCCAAGCAGGACAAAAAATAAGTGCGGCATACGCAGGGTTTAATACGGCTGACTTTGTACGAGCGGCTTATGAGATTAAATCAGGTATCAGTACGCTTAATGATGCTGGCGTAGCCAGTATGACCGCTTCAGCCGCCCTTACAGCCAAAGCCACCAAAGCCGATATCGGGCAGATGACCAGCTTGTTTGCCACCGCTTATGGTTCTTTTAAGCATCAGCTTTATCAAGGAGTCTCGGACAAAAAGTTTGGAGAAACCTTCTCTGCACAACTTTCCGCCTCGGTTCAAGCATTTAAAACCGATGGGGCTAAGATGCAGCAGGCGATTCAGTCAATGGGCTCGGGCTTATCAGCTTCTGGCATTAGTTTGTCTGAGCAATTAGCAGGCTTAGGGATGTTACAGCAAAAAATGGACGCTGGGGAAGCGGGTACCACCTTGAAAGCTTTGGAGCGTAGTGCTGCAGTGGCTCAAGGACGACTTGCCAAAATGGGGTATGCTATTAAAACCCTTGATGAAAATGGCAATTTGCGTTCTCTGCCCGATTTACTATCAGAAGTAAAGAAAGCCTTTGGAAATCATTATACAACCAAAACGGGGGCTAAACTGCTTCAGGCCTTTGGCTCTGATGAAGCAGTTAAATTTTTTAAAGCCCTTTGGGGACAGGAAGATGCTTATAGAGCCAACGCAAAGGCTTTAGAGCAAGCGGGACAAAAAGGACAGGCTTTTACTCAAAAAATGGCGCATCTGATGGACAGTAATATGGATGCCCGATTGAGCGTGCTGGGGCAAAAATGGGATATTTTGGTGCAAAAAATAGGTTATGCACTGATTCCCGCCCTTGAAACACTGGTTAATTTTCTCTCACCTGTTGTTGATTGGATTTCTAAATTGACGGATCGCTTTCCTACTTTAACGATGGTAAGTGTGAGTTTAGCTGCAGGTTTAGCAGGCATTGCAACCATCGTTGGAACAGTGACTTTAGCCACATCAGCACTCTCCGTTGCCTTTGCTAGGCTTGATTTAACCATGAAAAAAATGGCATTAACTACCCAAATGCAAAGCCTCTCATCAGGGGCTTCATCAGGCAAGGGGCGGACTCGTTTCCGCTTGACGAGTAAGCGAGGTCTAGGCGCAACTGCGGTGGCAGCGGG